TTATCGACGGCCCACACTTTGAACTTCCGGTCTAGGAGAGATACGATGCCCGCACCAAGAAAATCATTGCGCCCTAAGAAGCGGCCTAAGTGGATGGACGAAAAAGATATGCTCGACAACGAGGGCCCCACGCGGGGCTACGAGGAAGATCGCCAACGTATGCGTCCTGATGACGAGGGCAGCACTCGCCACCCCAGCGGTAAGAACATTGATACGCAGGACACCCAGAGGTTTATGGGCGGCGGCAGCGTCAAGCAGGGCTACATGGACGGTGGCGAAGTTCGCCGCGGTGATGTCCGTGACAACTCAAAGCGCGGAAAGTGTTACTAATGCCTACGATTATGATCAGCATTATGCCGGATGGAATCCCTGTCGATAAGATGGACGAGGATGACAACGGCTCTAGTTGCCCGATAGCCACGCGAGACGAAGAAGTTAACGACGTTAATAAAATGTACGCGCAGGACAAAGCGAACTACCACGACGCCACAGAAGACGGCGGGTTCAAGCTCTCCGAATGTTGCGGCAACTGCTCTGCGTACAACCAGACAGAAGATATGATGGACTGCATCGGTGATGAGTCTGGTGATAGTGGCTACTGTCAGATCTACAAATTCGTGTGTTCTTCGGACTACGTCTGCAACGAGTGGGTCAAGGGCGGACCGATCACGGGTGACGCTGAAGGCTCAGAGAGAGACATTCTTTAATGGAGGGTGTTGATCTTGCGCGATACATGTATAAGCTACTACGAGAGCGCGAACAAGAAATTGCAAGTGCTCTGGGAATGGATGCTGCCAAAGACTGGGAGCACTACAAACTCATGGTAGGCGAGATACGGGGACTTGCCTACGCCCGTGAGGAACTAAAATCCCTGCTGGAGAACCACGCTGATGACGTCGAAGACCTTATTTCTTCCTGATCATGTAGCGCAGAAAATTAACAAGGACCGAAACGCTGACAAACCAGCGGAATCGTCGCCTATTGATAGCGCATATGTCAACGCCGCGGATCGAGTTTTAGATCCCGCACTTTTAGATAAATCCCTGATGGACCGACTGCCTCAACCGACTGGTTGGCGACTGTTGGTTATGCCGTACCAAGGTGCGAGCAAAACGCAGGGAGGTATCCTCATCCCTGACGAAGTTCGATCACGAGAAGCCGTCGCCACTGTTGTGGCTTACGTCTTACGCGTGGGGCCAATGGCCTACAAAGACCCCGGCAAGTTCGGCTCAGACGCAGAGCCTTGGTGCGCACAGGGTCAATGGGTTTGTATCGGTAAATATTCAGGTTCTCGTTTTAAGATCGATGGTGGAGAGGTTCGCATTATTAATGATGACGAAGTTATCGCTACGATTCTAGAGCCAGATGACATCAAAAACGTCTAGGGGAAAATTATGCCACAAGTAACAGAAAACACCCTCGAGGACGAAGTCGAGGACACAGGTGTAGAAGTTGAAATCGACGCTCCAGAAGATCAGGAGTCCACTAAGCCTGAAAAGGTTGAGGTGGAGTCTGCGTCTGGAGAAGATGAGCTCGAGAGCTATAGCCAAAAAGTTCAGGGCCGCATTAAGAAGCTGACGGAGAAGTACCGCAAGGAAGAGCGTGACCGTGAAGAAGCGGTCAGTATGTCTCAGAAACTTCTGGAGGAGAACAACAAGCTCAAGAACCAAGTTAAAAACTTGGACAAAGGCTACGTTAGTTCCGAAGAGTCGCGCCTTAAAAGTGAGGTGGCCTCGGTCAAGCAGCAATATCGTGAGGCCTACGAATCTGGGGACAGCGATGCAATGTTCTCCGCACAAGAGCAGCTGTCGCAGATGGCTCTTATGCAAGAGCGTGTTCGTGCTGCTCGGCAGCGGTTGACTGTTCAGGAGCGAGAACCTGCTCCGCAGGCACAGCAAGCGCCACAGGCACAGCAAGCTCCACAGGCACCGCAGAAACAGGCCGCGCCAGACCCTCGTGCCCAGCAATGGGCTGACAAGAATGAGTGGTTTGGTTCAGACGAAGTTATGACCTATGCTTCGTTCGGCATTCACCGAAAACTTGTCGAAGAAGAAGGATTTGACCCTTCGAGTGATGAGTACTATAGTGAAGTTGACAAACGTATGCGATCTGAATTTCCTCAGAAGTTCTCGGGTACGAAAAAATCGAGTGGAGCACAGGTCGCCTCGGCTGGCGCTTCAGCATCTCGCAGCACTACCAAATCGGGGCGCAGGTCGGTGAAGTTATCACCTTCACAAATTGCGATGGCAAAACGTCTAAACGTCCCGCTTGAAGAATATGCAAAGTATGTGAAGGATTGAGAACATGACTGATAGAAAACCTCGCGCAAGCGAAACACGCGAAGATGAAACGCGCCGTAAACCATGGGCACCGCCCAGTCACCTAGCTGCACCAAATGCCCCAGATGGCTTTGTGCATCGCTGGATACGAATCGCAATGCGTGGCGAAGAAGACAAAATGAATGTCAACTCTAAGCTGCGCGAAGGATGGGAACCTGTCCGGAAAGATGAATATCCTAACTATGAGGCTCCAACTATCGACGATGGTCGTTACGAGGGAATCATTGGCCAAGGAGGACTGATGCTTTGTCGAATCCCGCTCGAGACAGTTGCAGAACGAACTGAATACTACGGGGGCAGAACCCGCGAACAGATGACTGCTGTTGATCAGGACCTTATGAAGGAACAACATCCTTCCATGCCGATTAGTAATAGTCGGCAAAGTCGCGTATCGTTTGGAGGCTCACGCCGAGACTCCGATTAATCATATGAGGTGCTATTATGGCAAATTCTAACGGATCCTTTGGGCTACGGCCCATCGGTATTGTTGGGCAAGGTGCGAATACTACGGGTGCTTCCGAGTATCGTATTGCGTCAGGCAACAATACAAAAATGTTTCAGGGCTCCCCTGTAATTCCAACCGCGGGCGGAACTATCTCTGTGGCGCAAGCTGCTGCTGGTGGTAACGTAGCGTTCTTGGGTGTGTTTTGGGGCGTTGAATACGTTCGCGCATCTGACGGTAAGACAATCTGGGCTCCATCTTGGCAGGGTACTGCTGCGGGTGCAGATTCGAACTTCCCGATCAAAGCCTTTGTTTACGACAACCCAATGCAGACGTTTACTATTGCGACATCTAATGTTGTTTCAGCAGCGAACACTGAAGCGGAAGTTCGTGCAATGGTCTTTAAGAACATTGCAATGGCAACTGCCACTGCAGGCAATGACACCACTGGTATTTCTTCTGCATCCGCAGACTTGAATACTGCTGCTGCCACTGCTGGTCTTCAGCTGCGTGTTATCGGCGTCCAAGACGACCCTGATAATTCCGACTTCACCGCCGCTGGTATCCCACTCATCGTACGTCTCAATACATCGTTCAACTCTGCCAACGGCGGAATTGCAGCGGGTACTGTTTCGTCCACTGGCGTTTAAGGAGGTCTAACACATGGCTATTTCACGCGCACAACTAGCTAAAGAGCTAGAACCAGGCCTCAACGCGCTATTTGGTATGGAGTACAATAAGTACGAAAACCAGCACGCTGAGATCTTCACCACTGAATCTTCGGACCGCGCGTTCGAGGAAGAAGTTATGTTGTCCGGGTTTGGCGCAGCACCTACAAAATCTGAAGGTTCTGCAATCAACTTCGACGACGCTAACGAAGCATACACAGCTCGTTACAACCACGAAACCGTTGCGCTTGCGTTCTCAATTACTGAGGAAGCAATCGAGGACAACTTGTATGACCGCCTTGGCAGTCGTTACACACGCGCCCTCGCACGCTCAATGGCCCACTCTAAGCAGGTTAAAGCTGCGTCTGTACTGAACAATGCGTTCGCAGGCGGTGCAACTGCTGGCGGTGACGGTGTTGCACTCTGTGCCACTAACCACCCGCTTACAAACGGTGGTGCTTTTGCCAACACTCCAGCAGTAGCTGCTGATTTGAACGAAACTTCTTTGGAAGACGCTCTGATCAACATCGCTGGTTTCGTTGACGAACGTGGTCTCAAAGTCGCATTGCGCGGCATGAAGCTGGTCATCCCACGTCAACTGCAATTCATTGCAGAGCGTTTGATGGTTTCCAACTTGCGTGTTGGCACAGCGGACAACGACACGAACGCAATCCGTTCAATGGGCATGTTGCCTGATGGCTACGCCGTCAACGACTTCCTCACTGACCCAGATGCGTTCTTCATCAAAACAGACGCGCCTCGCGGCTTCGTCCATTTTGAGCGTTCTGCGCTTTCCACCAACATGGAAGCTGACTTCGACACGGGTAACATGCGCTTCAAAGCGCGTGAGCGTTACAGCTTCGGCTTTAGCGACCCACGTACAGTGTTCGGTTCACCAGGGGCGTAAGTCTCGAACCAGTACTACAGTCAGAGGCGGTCTTCGGATCGCCTCTTTCTTTTTGTTTAGACCTCGTGTAACAATAGAGTTATTCCCTGACAGTCGCCTGATGCGGCTGACATTTGCCACGACAGGAGACTCACATGGCTAATACGACTTTTTCTGGCCCAATTCGGGCTGGCACAATCAAAGATACAACAGGCACTACTGTAGGCACTAATGTTGCCAACGTGGGTCAAGTTGTTATGGCTCAGACGTTCTCAACAGGTGTTGACTTAGACGGCGGCGCGTCTGCCGCAAACACAACTACCGTTGTTATCCCGGCAAACTCCCAGATCGTTGATATCGTTATTGACGTTCCCGGTGTTATGGTAGGAGCAACTTGTGTCTTCAGCATTGGCGATACCGAAGGTGGTAACGCCACCCTATTAAACAGTTTCTCAATCTCAGTGGCTTCGGGCGCGGGTCGTAAGTACCCAACAACAGAAGCTGGCGGAGCGTTGATCTGGGCCGATGTTGGCAATAAAGACATGCGCTTAACTTGGACTTCTACCGGAGCAACCAGTAACGGCGAAATCCGCGCAACTGTGCTGTACCAGCAGAACAATAACCTCGTTGCTTAATCTTTTAACGTAGGAGGGCTCTGTTATGGCAGGCTCAGACATAAATGCGTATACTCATCCGCAAGGTGCGGCGGCGGCCCTTATAGGGCCGTCCAGATCTCGAATGTTTGCCGTAAACATCTACGCGACTGCAGCGGGATCGTTCACTCTTACCAACGGTAACGGAGGGGCGACGATGCTGACGCAAAAGTTTCCCACAGGCATGAACGAGGTCTACATCCCTGCGAATGGGATGTTGTTTACCTCGGGGGTCTACATTTCTGCGCTTACGGGCTCGGGGACTGAGCTAACGTTTCTCCTAGCGTAGGAAAAC